AGTACGCTGTTGAAGCGCAGCTTGAGCCACAAGAGGTTGAGATCAAACGTATTGAGGCTATCACTAGAAACCTCCAAGCGGGAGATCAAGACGACAAAGAGTTTGAGCGCCGCCTTAAGGTCGCACAAGCAATCACTAAAGACAAAGAAGTAGAGGCTAAGATCAATGTTAATGACCCAGCAAGACCTCAAGAACCTAATCGCACAAGTCAACGACGCGTTCAAAGGCCAGTTCAACCGCCTGTCGAACCTAGAAGAGAAGGTAGCGGCCCTAGAAACATTCCAGAAGGAGTTTTTGAATGAGCAAGGAAAAAGATCCACGACTAGCAAGGGCAGGGGTAAGCGGGTACAACAAGCCAAAGAGGACGCCTAAGCATCCTACGAAGTCTCACGTAGTTGTAGCCAAGGAAGGCGACAAGGTTAAGACCATCAGGTTTGGACAACAGGGAGTCTCAGGAGATAAGAAGCCTACGGCTCGTCAGAAGTCCTTCAAGGCACGACACGCAAAGAATATAGCCAAAGGCAAGATGTCTGCGGCATATTGGGCCAACAAGGAGAAGTGGTGATGGCAGGACTCTACGATAACATTCACGCTAAACGTAAGCGTATCAAAGCAGGAAGCAAGGAGAAGATGAGAGCCAAGGGTTCTAAAGGAGCACCAACGGCCAAGAACTTTAAACAAGCAGCTAAAACAGCAAAGAGAGGAAAACGATAATGCCTAAAGTTAACGGTAAGTCCTACCCATACACCAAAGCTGGCAAAGCAGCAGCAAAGAAGGCCAAAGCAGGCTCTAACTCTTACAAAGGTAAGAAACGTAAATAATACCAAAGAAAACACTTGACATTTACCTTAGAATATGTTATAATATACAGTATATAGTAACTAACGAGATAACCGAATGGCCTCTTTAACGAAAGAAGAAGATGAATACTATAACAATTACTTTGATATGTTTAACTCTAAAGGTTGGAAACAACTTGTTGAAGAACTAAACGTAAACTTAGTAAATGTTAACAGCGTTCAAGCTACTAAAGATGTAGATGATATGTATTTCCGTAAAGGACAGTTAAACGTTCTTAATAGCATTGTCAATCTAGATGACTCTATTGACGCTGCGTATAAGGACGCAACTGAAAATGATTAAAGTGTATGACTTCAAGTGTACCAATGGTCACTTGTTTGAAGAATTTGTAGAAGCAGGTACAACAACCAGTAGGTGCGGTTGCGGTGCTAACGCTACAAGGGTCGTCTCTGCCACGCAATGCGTACTCGAAGGTGCCTCTGGGGATTTCCCCGGTAGACACATGAAGTGGGTACGAGAACATGAGCAAGCAGGACGTAAATAAACTCCACAACCGTTAGGCGGAGAAGGTTAATAATATGGCACGAGCACAACTCGTAGATGAGCGTTCGGAAGAAGAACTTAACAACGAAGAAGTAGACACATTAGAAACACCAGAGGATACAATTGAGTCTCAGGAAAAAACTGAGGTAGCTCAAGAGGAGCCTAGCTTACCAGAGAAGTATCAGAACAAATCTTTAGAAGAAGTTGTTCAGATGCATCAAGAAGCTGAGAAGCTACTAGGCAAACAAAGCTCTGAGGTTGGTGAACTACGTGGCGTTGTTGATGACTACATCCAAACACAACTCGCAAATCAACAAGCACCTGTACAACAGCAAGAAGAAGACGATACTGATTTCTTCGTTGATCCACAGGCAGCAGTTAATAAGGCAATTGAGAACCATCCTAAGATTAAAGAGGCTCAACAATATAGCCAACAGCACAAGAAGCAAACAGCTTTAGCGCAGCTTAAAGGAAACCATCCAGAGATGGACAGTATCCTTAAAGATGCTAAGTTTGCTGAGTGGGTTAAAGCTTCTAAAATTAGGACTCGATTATTTGTACAAGCAGACCAGCAGTATGATTACGACGCCGCTGATGAACTGTTCTCCCTCTGGAAAGAGAGAGCCTCTGTCGCACAACAGACAGTAGCAGTTGAGAAGCAAGCACGTAAGCAACAAGCTAAGTCTGCTAACACAGGTAACGCCCGAGGAACGGCTGCTACTACACGTAAGAAAGTATATCGTCGTGCTGATATTATTAAACTTATGAAGACCGACCCAGATCGTTATGCAGCTTTGTCAGAGGAAATCTTTCAAGCTTACGCCGAGGGTCGTGTTAAGTAGCCTAATCTAAAGGAGATTTATCATGGCGACTCAAACTTATCCCGGTACAGTAGGCGGTGGCTCCATTGTCAATAAGACAGCCGCAGCAACATTCATCCCTGAAATCTGGAGCGACGAAGTAATTGCCGCATACCAGAAGAACCTGAAGATGTCACCTCTCGTAAAGAAGATGTCAATGACAGGTAAGAAGGGTGACAAGATCCATGTCCCTAAGCCTATCCGTGGCGCTGCGTCTGCTAAGGTGCAAGATACTGCGGTTAACATTCAGGCGAACGTTGAGCAAGAATTGCAGATTGAAATCAATCGTCACTTCGAGTACTCACGTTTTATTGAGGACATCGTAGAAGTACAGGCACTCAACAGCCTGCGACAGTTCTACACAGAAGACGCTGGTTACCAGTTGGCTCTGACGGTTGACACTGACCTGATGAACTGCGGTACTGGTTTTGGTAACGGAACTCTTGACCTCGCTGCTCCTACTGGTGCAGATTGGGTTAACAGTAACAGCTACTACTTTAACGCTGCTACTGGTCTGAGCGCCTTTGCTGCTGGAACTACAGCTACTGGTGACAACTTCACCGACGTAGGTTTCCGTGAAGCTATCAAGATTCTTGACGATGCTAACGTACCAATGGAAGATCGTTGCTTGATAATCCCACCTGCTGCTCGTAAGACAGTAATGGGAATTGAGCGTTACGTATCTAGCGACTTCCGTGATGACCGTACTGTTAAGTCTGGTCTGATTGGTAACGTTTACGGTGTTGACATTTACGTTTCTAGTAACTGTCCTACGCTTGAGACTAACGTTCGTGGCTGTCTGTTCTTCCACAAGGATGCTATCATCCACGCGGAGCAGATGAATGTACGTTCGCAGACTCAGTACAAGCAAGAGTACTTGTCTACTCTGTACACTGCTGACACCCTCTACGGTGTTCAAGTGTATCGTCCTGAAGCTGGTTTAGTACTGGCCGTGTTTGACGAGTAAAACTACTCTGGCCCCTTCGGGGGCCTTTCTCTTTTGTTTGTTTTTTCAGGAGTAGTAAATGGCAATCTATCGTGGCCCCGGAGGTTCACCAGCCTCTTCAACAGATGCAACATTAAACGCTGTTACTGAAAAAGCGAATGAAGCAGCTACGTCTGCTCAGAACGCAGCTACCAGCGAAGACAACGCAGCAGCTTCTGCAACCGCAGCCGCAAACAGTGCTACTAC